CTTTTTGGTTTTCTAGTAGCCGCGTAAACAATTACGCCAGCTAATAAAAGTAATATAATTAAACCGCCCTTATTTTTCATCTTAATAGTTTTTTAAACCGTTAACGTATTTTATTAACTGGTTTACTTGCTCCGCACTAAATCTATCCGCTGGCCAGCTTAAAGCGCCACCGCCTTGCAGCCAGTTCAATAGATCCTTACCTTTCATCTGGTTAAACTTATCTGCTAGGTAACTAACCTGGCTTTTAGTTTTTAACTGTTTAAATACGCCTAAAACAGCGTCAAAATCGTCACTAATATATCCTGGTGCGTTCCAAATTGTATTAACAAATCTAACGGCGTCCGCTTCTCTAATAAGCGTTGCACCGCCTTTGCGCCAATAGTTAGGGTTCCAGGGGCTTCCTGGGTTGCTTGTCTGCTTTTCAATTTCTAATTCCTCGTCACTTTTTTGCAGCCCTACGCTTTCCAGTATTGGTTTGATCACTTTGGTATATCCAAAGTAAACTACAACCAGGCCAATAATTAATTGGCTATTATCTTTTAAAAAATTACTTCTAGCCATTATAACATAAATAACAATGAAGATAGTTTACTACTGCTCATTTGATCCAATTTTCTTAAATGATCTATTGTAACGCCTTTATTCATTAGTGATCTTAAAATTTCAACCGCTTCTGTTTCGTCACCTATTCCAGCAATAGCCGTTGGCGCACCTTTGGTTAACATTCCACTAACCATTGACATCACGCCAGCGATCAATGCTTCTTGCAACTGTGGGTTGCTTAACATTTGATCAATAGGGCTTTTTGGCGCTTCTTCTTCTTCTTCTAGATCGTCCATTGCCTCTATTGCTGCAATTCTGCTTTGCAACATTGCATTTTGTTCAACTAGCTTTTCCAGTAACATTTCAGTTCTAGGGCTTCCCATTCCCGCCATTGCTTGCATTGGCATCATTGATTGGGGCCTATTTAGCTGAAAAGAAATACTGGTAAGGATCGGATTTTCTTTTTTCTTTCCCCTAGCAGTATTTCCCTCGCTAATAACTTGTATTAAATACGGGTTGTAATTTTCTATATTATTGCGCAGCTGTGTTAGTGCGTTAACAAGTTCCTGGCGTCCAATTTCTTTTTCACCAACAAAGTTGTAACGCAAATATTGCGGCGTCGGGTTGACGCCAGCAAATATTTTATATTCGCTTCCTTCTGCTGCGTCATAAAAATTTATGACTTCATCAATAGTAAATATTTCAGGTCTAAACGCTGCCATAATATAAAAATTTTACAAATAGTAATAAACGCCAAAACTATACGCCACGTTTGTAGTCGCTAGCGCTGTTGGCAAAGATACAAAAGACTTTGTCCAGCTAATATCAATATCGTTCATTCCTGGTAAGCTATAAACAAAAGGTGTAGCGCTGTCGCTAATATCTTGTAAAGCAACCAAAGGGATATTGTAAATTAACTGCAAGTCACCCTGGTATAAAGTCAAAAATGACTTTTTAAGATCGGCAAGCACCACTGGTGTTGATCCAGTTAACGGCGTTGCAGAAATTGATCCAGCGGCATAAACTTGTATAGCCTCGATCTTTGCGTTTCTTAATTGTGGTAAGTCAGGAAAATAAAAGCGCGTAAGGGTTGATCCATTAGGCACATTAATTTCCACTGCTTCAAAACGTTTGATACGCATATTTCAAAATTAATTAATTAAAAAAAGTGCTGGTAATATCCGACCAGCGGCGGCGGCGTTTTGGCCCGCCAGGCACATTAAGTTAATACTATTTAACAGTAGTAACGTTTTGACATAAGATACCGCGTTGGATAACAGCAATAAAGCTATTAGCTAAAACTGTTGCTGGCGCACCATTTGCAGTTAACTGGAAATTGATGTTAGCAGCACCGTTCATCACGATACCTGGCTCAACTGGGTAAAACGCATCCTGACTAGCAGACCATTGATCCACTGGGAAAATAGTTTGTGCAGTTACGCCAACGCCGCCTTGTGTTTGTGGTACAAAGTAGTGGCGTAATACGTCCCAAGCTGGTAAAACTTGCTCGTTATTAATTGTTAGGTTTAAATAACCATTATAAATACTCCATAAATCTTCATCAGTTGCAGAAGTAAAAACGGTACCATTTGGATAAGTGTAAAGCGGCGCTTTTGTGCTTGTTGCTGCTCCTACTCCAATTAATACTGCAATTTCAGTAGTGATAAAAATATCTTGTAAGTTTAGACGCTTTTCGTTTACGCGGCTTGCACCGTTTTGCGTGTCGTTTACAAGTACTGGTATGTGATAGTTTGCAATAGAAGTGCTTAAAGCTACTTCACTGCGTAAATATGACTGCGTCAATTTAGCGTGTTCAACTGAATAACCTAAACTGCGCACTAGGGTTTTCGCATTTTCGAAAACCATTCTGCTTCCCATTTGAGTTGCCATTTGTTATAAGTTTTTTATTTTTTAATAAAGGTGAAAGAAAAATAATTAACAGCCTTCCTCGTCCAGGCCAGCTATTGACGGCGTCATATAACTTTTGTCAACTAATCCCTCGCGGTTGTAGTATGCTGCAATCATAGGCGCTTTATAATCAGCGTCGTTTGACATTGCACCGATACCGTTTAACACTCCAAAAGATTGTACAAGTTTAAGACCACCTACGGCGATCATACCAGCTGCTAGGCCCTGTCCCGCTGCTCCTTTTACAAATTTTGGTAAGAAAAGACCTACTGCAACTGGTACAGCTGCTTTGATCTTGTCGTTTGTTGCTGCTGGTAAAAACTTACCAACTAATTGAGCTGCTGCCGCGCCCGCTACTGTATAAAGTACGGTTGACGCTGCGCCGCCTACTTTACCCATTCCAGACATACGACGACGTCTTGGGCTTTTTCTTGCTGCTTTTCTTCTACGCATTTTTTTTGTTTTTAATTATTGTGAAGGTTTTTAAAAATATTTTTTTAACTGTTTAGAGTGCGTTTTTAATTCAGAAATAAGTTTTTTTATTTCAGATATTCGCTTTTTTATAATTTGAATATTTGCTGGAAAACCTTTATTTGATTTTAATGCAAAATACCAATTTTCCAAATATTTTTCTTGCTTTGCAATTTCGTTAATAGTATCGTTATACTTTTTAATTATTTCTTGATTTTGTAATTTTTTAGTATTACTAATTCCAGAAACTACGCGAATATTAACGTTATGGCTTTTAGTGTCTTTATGTACGCCAGCAACTCTACGCACGTGCGCTTTTACTTTGCCATATTTTGTGTGCTTTTTTCTAGCAATTTTTTTAACTGCTGCTTTTTTAGGTGCTGACTTTTTTACAACTTTTTTAGGTGCTGTAATAACCAAAGGTTGTTTTTTTATTGTTTTCTTTTTACCAGAATTAAATTCCTTTACTTCTTTTTGCATTAAATTAGAAAACTTAACCAATCTTGGTTTTATGCTTTGAATATCTTTTTCACTGTATTTATTTCGGCTTTTTCTTTCAATATATGATACAAATTGTTGTGCTTTATCATTTGCATTTCCTTTTCCATCATAAACAACAATAGTTGATCCATTTTCTACATCTTCAACAATAGCTGAAACATCATTATAAATATCATATTGATTTACAATCTTGAAACTTACATCAAATATTGATCCTTTAAAGCCTACTGGTAAAGCGCCTACCTTCTTTTTAACCGCCTTTTTAGGTGCTGCCTTCTTTGCTGCTTTCTTTTTAGGGGCCGCGCCTACTTTTTTACCGTAAACGTGTGCAAACGCTTCTTTTAAAGAAACGCCAGTTTTTTTTCTGTATTCAATGGCTTTTTTAAAATTTGCCTTTGCTGCTTTTTGTGCTGCGGTCATTATTTTTTCATTTTTGATAGTGCGAAAATACCAGCGCCCACAATTCCTAGTGTAACCAACATATTTAATCCAGCTTTTTGCGTTCCTGGTGTATCTTTTTTATAATTAATTTCCTCGTTTGTGAAATAAGATTTGTTTAAAAAATTATTTTGTAGATCAGGACGTTGGGTTAAAAACTCTTGTCTGTAATTATCTAAATATCTATTCCAATACGCCTTATCTTCTGGCATCAACTCCATATAGTCATTCGGGTAATTTTGTCGATACCAATACAACATCTCGTTAACGTCAACATCAGCGGCCTTAAAGTTTTGCTGGCTTACTGCAATTACACTGGCTAATCTAGCCCTCGCGTCTTGCTTTGCTATTTCAGGCTTTATTGCGCTTATTCTGTCGCGCGCTTCACCAGCGGGCCTTTGTGATATATTTCTAATAAAATTAATTATACCAGGTAAAGCAGCAACCGCCGCCGATACCATTGCGGCAATCGGTTTAGCAGCTGCAACCGCAACTACTGGCACTACTCCAATATTTCGTCTATTATAATACATTACTTTTTCTTAAAAATTAAAAACGCTGCTAGTGCCGCGCCACCAATTAACAAAATTGTTTTGGTGTTTATACCAGTGCTTTGCATTGGTTGTTGACCAGGACGCATACTTGGCAATCCTTGATCAAATTGTTGAAAACGATCTTGGCCACCAGGACGCGAAGCTGTTATAATTGCTGGGGCCGCTGTTACCAATGAACTAAACGCATTTTGCCAGTCAAATTCACCTATTCCGTTTACACTTGGCAAATCTTGTAAAGCTACTGTCACTTTGTTTATAGCAACTTTGTATTGCAGTTCCTTACTAGATCCTGGCGTAATTGCGCCAGCTTGTAATAACTTATCACGATCCCTTACAAGTTTATCTCTATACGCTTCCATTTCTGCGCGTTTGTCGCTTGCTGAATAACCAACGCCGCTTAATGCAATTAGTGCCATTTTTATTTTTTTATCTTTATAAAAACTAGGTTGTCTTTTTTCGTTAAATCTGGGCAATACTGGATCAATCCAAATTTCTTTTTTTGTTCCTGGGTACATAACAGCAAAAACGTGCTGCGGCTCCCTGGTTGTATCTTTATATCCCGCAAATCTAAACGCCAACGGTACTTGAAAGATACCTTTTCGGTTTAAACTGTCTAGCACTCCATTTGCAAAAAGCGCGTAACTTTTGCAATCACCTGGTAAAGCTACAATAGCGCTTGGGCTTCTTAATGTCTGGTTATTTGTGCTTTCAATATAGTAAGGCACATTTGACTTTAAAAAATTCCAAATATTACGCGCTGTTTCTAGTTCACTTTCACCGACAAAGTAATTACTTATTTTGTCGTACTCGTCCTGGTATTGATAGTGTGTGTTAACAATTCCATCTATTATGTCGGTAACTGTTTGATCCGCACTAACTACCTTTTTATAGTTATTAAAAGGCGCCAGCTTTTTTAGAACTGCGCTTTTAGAAACCATTAAAACTATATTTTATGTCAAAAGGTAACAAAACGCCGTCCACCTGGGCGGTGCCTGCCAACCTAAAATCTGCTTTTCTACTGCTTATAATCTCTCTAATTGAAGTAATTGCCCCTTCTAGTGTCGTTACTGCTACAAACGGCAAATTGACCTGGCTATTAGCTTTAATAATAGTTTTCTTATTATAATAAACATCTGCAATTTTTAAGCCACTTTCTAAATATAGCTGGGCCATTACGTTTGATAATTCAGTTTGAAATGCGGTCGGATTGTAAATTGTCACCTCGATATTAATTTGTGGATCTAAAATTGATCCACCCAGGCCCACCCTGGATATTACGAAGCTAACGCCCTGCGAAAAGCGATACTTGCTGTAAACCCAGTAAACTGCTGCGGCGCCAACTAGGGCTGCCAGCCATTTTTTTGCTGCCATACTCTTACAAAGTTACGAAAATTACCTGAAATTAACTAAAAAAAACTTTTTTTTAAAAATAGTGTGTGTTGGTTAAACTTTTAGTTTAAAATTTATTATCTTTGTACCTCTGGTAAAAAGATAAAAATTAAACCACCTATTTTAAACCACTTAAACTGGTTTAAATTATTTTCTTTTCACCTTTAATTAAACCACTATTTAAACCAGTATATACCAGGCACAAAAAAACCAGCACTGGGCTGGCTTTTTGGCGGCGTGCTGGGTTGCTAGCTTTGTTTTAATTGTTCAACCAGACGCGGCAATAAAATTTTCTCGTTTTTTTCTCGTATAAATTTACATAATGTCCACCAACTTTGCGGGCAAATTGTATAAAATTTTCAACGCGGTTTATATTTCTGTATTTCTTTGGTGTTATTTCTTTGTGATCCTCAAAAAAAATAATTGCTGTATAATATTCCATTGTTGTATATTTGCAGTGAAAGGAAAATAAGCAGTTAATTAGGGTTAATTGTTTTGTCCAGGCGGTCAAATTTTTGGCCGCTTTTTTTTGCAATTAACTTTAAAAATTCAATATCGTCTGGCTGTAATAAAGTGCCGTTGTACTCTATACGCCAGTTTGCGCCTTTCTTTACCAGCTTAAAATGTTTGTGTAATAACATATAAGCTATAAAACGTTTAGTATCTTTTTTCATATAGGTTTTGATCGTTTTTATAAATAAATTTTTTGTCTATCCAAATTTTACAAAGCTGCTTGGCCCAGTTTGTTCCCTTTGCGTTTTGCTCTTGTATATCAGCTATCAAATCTTTGTAAGATATAGGGCCGTAAATAAGCTGGTTTATTATATTTTTGTGATCTAGTTCAGTAAATTGTTTTGGGTGCTTTGCAGTGTCTTTTTTGCTTTCACCTTCAATAGATATTTGCTGCCAGTTGCCCGCAATATTCATTAACACTACTGGGTTGAAATCTTCACTGGATCGTAAAAACCTGGGCTGTAAAGTAAACGTCTTTTTATCTTTATCCTTTATAATTTCTAGCGTGCTAGAAGCCCAGCGGTCGCAATTTGATCCCAGGTGACCTAGCGTCTGGGCGCCCAGGCCTTTACCCTGGTGAAGTACGCCCACAAATAAACAGTTGTAAATTTTAGTAAGTTTTTTAAACCAGTTAACTAGCTTGCGGCTTTCTACTTCGCTGTTGTAGTCAAAAATTAGATCCAGAAGCCCGTCAATTATTACGATCGGGCAATCTGGGTTGTTTTCTAAATAGTTTACAATTAAGGCCCGAATTTCACTTGGGCCGTCCTCGCGCACTGTAAAGCAATCAGCCCAGGACGGTAGGTTGTTTAAATTAGAAAAGTGCTTTATTTTATTAATTTGTCTGTAAAAATCAAAATCGCTGCTTTCAGTGTCAAAATAAGCTATTTTGCGCCTTCCTTCTGGGAAATGCACTTTCATTCCAAACACTTCACCAGGTTGAAATGCAGAAGCTATTGCAGCGGCTAAAAAAGTACTTTTGCCCGCCTTTGGCAATCCACTAAAAACGATAAAATTTTGGATTGTTCCAATGGGTTTATCGTCAATAGTGAATATTACCTGGCTTGGGGGGGGTATGAAATCGGGCTTGTATTTTCTTTGTGCAAGTTTTTCTTCTAATGTTAATTTGTTTTGTCCGTCTGTCATTAGATCCTTTGTAAAAAAGCGGTTAATACAGCTGCAATAATTAGGGCTATTACAGCTTGTTGGTTGTTATTGAATAGAAATAACTGGGCTAGCTTCTTTTTCATTTTCAATTTTTTCTAGGGTTAAAAAATATTCATTTGCTAGCGTTTCGCACTCTCTTAAAAGTGTTGAAATACCAATATTACTTTTATTGTTTTGGCTTTCCTTTGCACAAAGGATCTGCAATAAAACGTGTTCGTATTTTGTTAGTCCTGGTATCGGCGCCACTAGGCGGCCGAATTGATCCTGAACTGGCATAACTGGAAAAGCTGGGGCGTTTTTATCTATTTTCATTTGTCTAGTTTTTAAAATGTTCTCTAATTGTTTTTTTTATAATTTCCTTCATTTTTTTTGCACCTAATATATAGCCAACATAAAAAATAATTATGTTACTAATAAAAATTAAAAAATAATTCATTTGTCTATTTTTTATAGTTCGTTATTAGTTTGCTTTTCAGTGTATTCCTTTACGGCAATGGATAAATACTTGTTGTTAGCTTTGCTAACTTTTACCCAGCCCGCAATTTCATAAAGTTTGCCGCTGTCTTTAAAGTAGCCCTGGTAGTCGGGTTGCTTTTCGTTTTTTTTGTTTTCTACTTTGTTCATTGATCCGAAGCCGTCGGCTAGATCTTTTAAATACTCATTTTTCATTTTGTTGGTTTTAAAAAGTGATAAATTTTAAATAGGTAAAAAAGTATGTAAGCGCCGCTGTATGTTAATACGCATACTGGTACGCTAATTGCCACAAAAAATATTATTGCGGCAAGTCTTATTAGTTTACGTCGCATTGGAAACTATTTTCTAGCCTTTTTATTTCGTGCTGGTAATGTTCCAGGGCCGCGTCTATTAGTATCCTTATTTCAAAACAAAGATCAAACGGCAAATCGTTTTCATTTAAGGATAAAAACTTACCAGAACTAGAATAGAAAAAAAATGTGCATTGATCGTAAGGTGATAAGGCCCGCAATGCTTCCAGGCGCAAAATTTTGTGTTGTAAGCTGGCTATTTCGCCCAGGATCTTACTGTCGGTTTTTAATTGCATAAATAGGGTTTTTGTTTGTCGTTGGTAAAATTATAGTAAAAACGTTTAAACTACCAAATTTATTTTTATAGGGGCATAAAAAAGCCCAGTATAGAAATACCAGGCTTCCTTTTTGTACTAGACCATTGAAATTTATCTAACCAACTTTGCTTCTTATGCTAAAAATAGGGCTTTTTCCTCACTTCTGCGCCTTACCAGTCCTGGTAAAACTACTTTTTGGCCATTAACAGTACCTTTATTCCAGCGGTCAAATTGGGCCGCTACTTCGCTTTTAGGGGCGCCGCTATTCAATAATTTTAATAAAGTGCTATTGCGAAAGGCCCCGATCCCTACATTATAAACGAAACTTGTCAGGCTATCTAACTGGTTTTGATTTATAGGCACCTTAACCAGGGCTTTAATCTGGGGAACAATTTTAGTAGTTTCCCTTCTTAACCATTCAACGGCCTTTTCTACTGTAATACTATCACCTAATTGTACTTTACGCTTTGCGTCGTAATTATAAGTAGATCCGTAACCAATAGTCGGTATTCCCACTGGATCAATATAGGCCCTTAAATATTTGTTTATATCGTCTGCTTCAAATCTTTTTATTAGATCCTCGGCCTTTGCTCCTATTGCCATTGTACTGCTTAATAAGATTAACGCCACAACAGTAACCACCAATATTTTTTTGGTTTGGCTTGTCATTTATGGGCGGTTGTTTAAATTAATGTCTGCGTCCTTTGCGGCAAATAAGCCCAGGCCGCTAATTATAGCAGTTACGCCAGTGGGTATATCGCCTTTTAATACCGTTGCTAGGCCGCTAATTACAGCGCCCAGGCCAAATAGGCTTGTTTTCCAGTTCTTAAACATATCTTTTATTTTTGGGTAAAAAAATCAAGTTTAGTTTCAATGCGCGCTAATCTATCTAGTATTTCACTGTTTGTATTATTGTGCCTAGATAAATCCCTTTCAATTTTATCTAATCGGTTTTTAGTAGTGAAATAAAACCCACCACCAGCGGCAATAAATAAACATAAACTAAATAACAGATCCGTTTGCATTTTCCTCGTCTTTTAATATTTCACGCGCAACAGCGTTGTAAGCGTCGGCAGCTGTCATTGCAGCCGTTAAATTTTCAAAAAGTCCGCTTTTGCTTGCTGCGTCTAAAATTTGTTTGATAATTCCTAGTGCTTGTTTGGTTTCCATTGGTTTCGTATTTTAAAGATTAATTAAGCTAGTGTAATATTTAACTCAGTTGCGGCCCACTGGTACGCTGCCTGGTTAATATCTGCGCTAGATCCCCAAACGTCATAGTCAGGCTCGCCAATAGTTAAATTGCCGTCTGCTAATTTGGTTGCGTCTGCGTCTAATAATTGCCAGTAAAATGTAGCGCTATTTAATAAGTTATCATTAATGATAATTAAATTAAAAAGCGTTGCTGTTGCTTGTTGTCCGTTTACCCAAAGGGTTAAAGGTGCTATTTGTTTCATATTATTTTATTTAAGGTACTATTGTTAAAACTCCTAAATTACTATATATATCGCCACTTGATAAACCAGTTGCGCTAGTAGGTATTGAATTTATATTTACTCTACTTGATAAATAAACTTTTGTTTGGTCTACAACAATTCGATAAGCACCACTTGCCGCATCTGCTCTAAAAACTTCACCTGAACTTGCTGCAACTTCTAAAAAAGCATTGTTACCATTTGTATTAAATTTTCCAACTTGTGCGCTTAATGTTGTTGTTAAAAATGCTGAAACTCCGCTATAACTACCCGTTATAGCAACATTTCCATTAACTTGTAACTTTTGCCCCGCGTCCGTTGTTGTGCCGATAAGTAAGTTTCCCGTTGTTGGTATAGTAATTAAAGCATTTGAGAAATCAGAAGTGCTAGCATCAAAAGAAGTTCCAGCTTTTCTACAAATAGTAAACATACTTGCATCATTATACGGGTTTCCCATAAACCAGGTAGCATCAGTACCTTCATTAAAAGTAAAAGTTCCCAAAGCTCTTAATTCAGGATTACTTGTAACTCCTGACCTTAAAATTAAAGCACTTTGATAAAATCCAGCACCTGAACCAAAAATAGTTAGTTGCACTCCTAGTGTTCCACTACCAGTAAAAGTATTACTAGTGCCACTTATTGCACCCGTAAATTTTGCAGTTCCGTTAACTTGCAATTTTTCTCCGCTATCTGTTGTTGATCCAATTAAAAAGTTTCTTGCTGCACTTATTCTAGCCGCTTCCTGGACGTTTGTAGTATCGTAAATACCAAATAAAATTGGGCTTGCTGCTGCTGTTGATCCGTTAAATATACAAAAGTCGCGATCCGCGCTACCCTGGATAAAATTATTAACCGCTGTTGAAATACCTAAACCAGCGCGCTTTGTTGCACCAGTTTGTAAATTGTCAAATCTTAAACTAGGCGCGGTTGTACTAACAATTTGTAACTGTTGATCACCCGCGTTATTTTCAATAACTACCTTTTTTGCAAAAGTAGATTGACCAGTTGATCTAGTTACCGTTAAAGGCGCGTCAACAAATGTACCAGCGTCATTATAACGTCTTATTGCAAAATCACTGCCCGCGTCGCTTCCGCTTTCCGTTCCGTCAATTCTAAACGCCCAGCGTGGCAAATTATTTGTAGCAAAAGAAAAGATCCTGGCCACGTTTGTATCTGCGTCCATTCTTACCCTAGCTATACTAGCGCCACCGTCAAATATTAAATTGTTTCCGTTTAAAGATACCGTCCTTTCAGCCGACAAAGTACCGTTACCATTGTAAATATTAGTAGTCAAATAAGCGTTACTGTCTAACGATCCGTCGCCTTTTAAAAATTGGCTTGACGTTCCACCAGTAACAATAAATTTACTAGCGGTTAATGAATTATCGGTACCGTTATAAGTTAGTCCAGTATCGCCAGTAATTGTACTGGCGCCGTTCCAAAGTGCTATTTGACCGCTTGCACCAGTACCAGTAATTGTACCAGTACCAGGGCCGCCAATTAGATCCCAGCCAGTACCGTTATCACGATAAAAAGCAAAAGTATCTGTACTCACAAAGATCCTACCAATAAAACCAGCTGCGGGCCTATTGGCAAAAACGTCCGCGTAAAACGCTGGCGTTTGTCTTTGGTTTAATATTGATAAATCTATGTTAGGCATTATGCTATATAATTTTTCTTAACGGTTACTAGGTTGTTAAACCCACCTGAATTAATAAAGTTTGCAAAAAAACGGCGCGTTGTAAACTCACCCTGGTTGCCTTCAATTTGTAAACTTTGATTTTGTTGCAATGTAACGTTTTCAATCTGCACTGCATTGGATCCGTAATTGATAAACAAAATACTGTTACAATCACTTGTAACGTATCCGCTTACGTCATACGTTGTAAAGTTTACGTCGTATTTTATTAGTTCTGCGCCTACTTTATAATTAGCCATTATATTTTTATTGAAGGTGAAGGGAAAATTAAATTGTGAACGGTACGCCCATTTTTTTAACTCCGCTAACCTGGTTAACGTAATAATTTTGATAAATATTTTCAGCGTGCTGCGGTTGTGGGTTGCCTTCGCTAAACGTTCTAATCTCGTCCACAATAGAAACGCTTTCTGTCTGGATCATTGGTTGTAACATTGCCACTGGCTCCGCTGGTTGATCTGGCATACCAGGTGAGGTAATTAATTCAGCTGGTTTCTTTTTCATAAAGAAAAAATAGTAAGCTGCGGCCGCCGCCACCAATAACATTAAATTTTTGTTGCTCATATCTCAAACATTGTTTTTTCTTCGTCGCTTAATAAGTCCGCTGGATCTGTAATAAATTCCCCTTCTAGTGGCCCTATTTCAATAGATCCGCGCCTTTTTGGTTTTCTAGTAGCCGCGTAAACAATTACGCCAGCTAATAAAAGTAATATAATTAAACCGCCCTTATTTTTCATCTTAATAGTTTTTTAAACCGTTAACGTATTTTATTAACTGGTTTACT